TTTTCCATTCGGTGAGAAGGATACTGACCTCGAAGACTTCTCACCGTATGATTGGCAAATGGAAGAGTGGAGAAAACTCTCCATACATTTAAGTAATCCTGAAACACGTTATCAAACATATCGTCTTATTATTTCTTCAGGTAACGGAGCTGCTAAAACTGCCTTCGGTGCAATGACTATGATAATGCTTCTCTACACTCAGAGATTAAAAGCACGTATCACCGCTAACACTGATCCACAAATGAAACAGATTATATGGCCAGAATACGATATATGGTTTCGTAGAGCTAGGTATGTTGATCAGTTCTTTGAGAAGTTCGGTACATCAATTAAAGCGAAGAATATGAAACTAGCGGAGTCGTGGAGAATTGACACTGTTACTTGGAGTGAACAATCACCTGCGAGTATTTCAGGCCTTCATAATAAAGGTGGAGCTGCTGCATATATTTTTGAAGAAGCTCCCGGTATTCCTGCTGTTATTTGGCAGTATGCTTCAGGTGCTTTTACCGAGACAGGTACAATAAAGCTTCACATGGCATTCGGTAACTCGGATGATCCCGAAAGTAAATTCGAACAAAACATGGGTTCACCTCTATGGAACTCAAGACGTATCGACACGAGAGAATTAAAACACATTGATCCTGAACAAGTTAAAGCGTGGTTAATCGAAGCTGGTGGAGATGAAGACAACGATGACTTTAGAGTTCGTGTTCGTGGTTTACCTCGTAAGTCTGCTAAAGACTCTATTATAAAAATTGAGAGTGTGAACGCTGCCTTTGCGAGACGTAAGACTTTCGATGTTGATAGTGTTTCAAATTTTCCTGTCATTCTTGGTTGTGACCCTGCGTGGACAGGTGGAGATGAGACAACTATATGGTATCGACAAGGACATTACCATTGTCTGCTTGAACGTTTTAAGCTTCGTAAAGAGTTGGGTGAAACCCATCAAGTTACTTATAATAAGTTATGTTATTGGGAACGCAAGCTCGGAGCTGATTGGGTTAACATTGACCAAGGTGAAGGTACTGCAATTTACACTCTCGCTATGAATGCTCACAAGTATCATTGGAATCTAGTAGCTTTTAATTCAAACCCAACCGATAAACCTGATCCGAAAGAGTCAGAGTTCGCAAATATTAGAGCAATGATGTACTACCATTTTCAAAAAGCAATGATACATGGTGGAGTGTTAGATGCTAAAGATGAGTCATGGATTGAAGACACAAGCAAACAATTATGTTGGACTAAAGGGACTCGTCACAAAACAACTTATAAAAAATTGTGTGAGTCTAAATTAGATATTAAAGAGAGAGTCGGTAGTTCTCCTGACTTAGCTGACGGTGCAGTTTTACTTTATGCTCATGAAGTAGTGGATCGTTTACCTGAAAATGAATTAGGTGAAGACGGAGAGTTTAACGTTCTCGGTTCTCAACCTTTAGTTATGAAGTCTCATTCAGTTGATTACGATGGAGACTCACATGACAACTTATACCGTTAAAAGACTCAATTCAATTCTTTGTCTCGATGACAACATCATTAAATTTTTAAACGAAGAAATCCCAAACATTTCAAAACTGTTCGATGATAAATTTGATTTTAATAATTGTGTAATTGAAGGACTTATTCGAGCTGGTTATTTCTTGGTAGTTAAAAGGAATGGTGAAACGACCGGGTTACACGTTTCGTTTTTATCTAAGAGTCCATTTGATTTTAACTGTCGGATATTAACGCAACAATTATTTTATGTAAAACCTGAGTCTGGAAGGTCGGCATATCACCTATTTAAGAAATTTATTGACATAGGTAAGTCTGAAGCAGATCATATAATTACTATGTTGACAAGTCAAACTAACATAAAACCTGAAACTTTAAACAACATGGGATTTAGCGAGTTAGAGACTTTATATAGAATGGAGGTTAAGAAGTGAGTAGTGGAGATTCTGGAAACTCATTTTTTCAAGATATAGTTAACGTTACTACTCAAGTCGCAACTGGTGGTTTAGTAGGTTACGGAGATAACCAAGGTGGTTTCTCAGTAGGTGAAGGTGTCACAGGTCGTGTAGTTAAGTCTGCACTTAAAGATATCACAGGTGCTACCGCTGCTGAAGAAGCAAATGCTGACGCAAGATCAAGATTTGAAGAACAAAAAGCTCAAGCACTCAAAGCTCAACAAGATGCTAAACGACAAAATGCTCGTGATGCTTTAGTTGCAGCTCGATCAGCACAAGCAGCTCGTGGAAATACTAAAGGTCAAACAAGTACTACAGGTTCGCAAGTTTCAAACTTAGGTTCTGAAGAGAGAGATTTTCTAGGCTTATGAAAAAAATTACTAAACAACATTGTGAATTTTTACGTCATCAAGCTAAATCTAAGTTTGATAAAGTCAGAGGTACGTGGTGCGATCTTTTAAGATGGGCCTTACCTTACCGAGCGACATGGATTTTAAGTCAGACTCAAGGTGAACGTAAAAATCAACATATCGTTGATCCAACACATATACTAGCATTGCGATCATTCGTTGCTGGTTTTCTTGAAGGTAACACTTCAGCCACTCGACCATGGGTTCGCATTGGAACCAGAGACGGTCAAAGAGACGATGACTTCGAAGTAAAAAAATGGTTACAGCATTTTACTGACAGAGTTCATTCATATATGTCGTCTTCAAACTTTTATCATGCTGCTGGTAATTTTTATTATGACTATGGTGTGGTTAATACAGGAGCGCACTACATTGAAGAATTAGAAGACGGTTTCTTTTTTCATACATTAATACCCGGTGCTTATTTTGTACTCAATAATTCTTACGGTGAAGCTGACGTTTTAGTACGTGAGTTCTGTCTTAACGTGAAGTCAGTTGTTGAAACTTACGGAACGTATGATGAGGATGGTAAAGCTGATTGGAGTAACATTTCAGGTAACGTTCGTAAAATGTATGAAGAAGGTAACTATGATCAACAAGTCGATATAGTTCATGTTGTTCAGAGAAATCCTAACTATAAACCAAGTGAAGTTGAGATACCTGAAAATAGACAATGGATCGAACTCACTTATGAAATGGGTTTAGGGAACGCTGAGTTTTCTAAAGAAGGTATCATGAATGGTGACGGTGGAGCTTCTATCGACATGGACGAGACTTACCTTAAAACTCATTATACTCAACGGAAACCTTTTATCGTAGGTAAGTCTACCGATGATTTCGAGTACGGAGAAAAAGGGCCAACATTAGACTCTCTTGGTCTCATTCGTTCTTTAAATAAAAAAGCAATTGGTAAAGATGAAGCATTAGAGAAAATGTTATCACCAGCTTTACAAGGCCCTGCAAGTTTAAGAAAGAGTTATGTCTCACAAGCTGCGAATACTTTTGTTCCATTAGACAGTAGATCAATTTCTCAAAATCAAAAAATCGAACCTATCTATCAAATCAACCCTGCTATCGGTGCGCTCATTCAAGATGTGAGTGATATGCGTGGGCAAGTTGATAAATTATATTTTGCAGACTTTTTATTATTCCTTTCTAAAAACCCTAAGACGAGAACTGCAACTGAAGCAAACGCAATCGTTGAAGAACAGCAAAGAATAATTGGCCCTAACTTACAATCGTTAAATTTCTCTTATAACGTTCCGGTTGTTGAGTGGGTTATGGATTATGTTTTACATGAAGACCCTTATCTTATGCCTGTACCTGAAGCACTTCAAGGTCAGTCATTAAAGCCCGAATTTATTTCTGTCTTCGCACAAGCTCAACGAGCTGCTGACTTACCTTCAATTGATAGATATGCAAGTATGATTGCTAATGTCGCTCAGATTGATCCGAGAGTGCTGGATAAGATCAATACTGATAAACTTGCTGACTTGTATGAAGACCGTCTATACTTACCAGCAGGATTGAATAACCCTCAGAGTAAGGTAGATGCGATGAGAGAACAAGCTCAAGCGCAAGCTCAACGTCAACAAATGATGGAGCAAACTATACCTGCAATGGCAAAGGCGGCAAAGGACGCACAAGCAGTTCAACCACAAGCTCAATAAACCTATAAGGAGGTAATATGTATAAGAGAACGATTTTTACTTTATTGTTTGCTTTATTTTTTACAATTAACGCTCACGCTGGTTTCGAAGTTAGAACCGATTCAAGTGGAAGTATTGGACTTTTCAATGTAGTTAATTGTGATGCAAGTTTAACCTGTACTAAGAATAACGGTGGTGTGATTGACATTGCTACTTCAGGTACTTTTAGTGGAGCGATTAGTGCGACAACTGGTACATTCACTGGTGACGTTACTGGTGACGGTGGCGATCAGCTATATGGTTTTCTCAACAACCAAGTAGCTGCAACTGCAACGACTATTACAGCTTCTCAATGTGGTTCATCTTTTATTAATTCAGGAGCGGTTCAAATGGAGCTACCTGAAGCTTCAACTGTTCTTGGTTGTCGATTAACTTTTATCACAGGGAACGCATCTAACTTCGATGTTAACCCGGACGATGCTGATCAAATTTTAGTTGAGACAAATGCTGCCGGAGATGCTATCAGAAATGCGACATTAGGTAACTCAATCACCATTGAAGCTATTTCAGCATCCGAATGGGTTGTGATATCAGTTATCGGAACTTATGCAGACATTGACTAATGAACAATAAGAGATTACAAGAATACGAAATTGAACAGGAAAGAAAGGAACGTCTCGAACATAGAGACGTTCTTTTGTCTATAGCTTCATTGATTAAAACCGATGAAGGTCAAAAACTTTTTAAATATTTATTTAAAAATCTCGAAGTATCACAAGTACCACCTCAAGGTTTAGAAGGTAATCAACTCCATGAGTACTTAGGATTTCTTCGAGCTGGTAACACTATTTATAAACTCGCATGTGAAGCAGCTAGTGAAACTTCAGCTTCCATTTTAGCAAAACTCGAAAGGGAAAGGTATGACGACCTCTACGAACAGCACAGAATCGCAAACGAACTCGAACCAAACGACAACCGATAATACATCGGGATACGATTCAGAACAGACAACTACTGAAACTCAAACTGAAGAAAAGCAGACAACCGATGATTACGGTTACGATATGGGTGAAACTAAAACTGAAGAAAAACCCGAAGAGAAAAAAGTTGAAGAGAAGTCTGAAGAACCTGAAGAGAAAGTTGAACCTTCAACTGGCTATGATGAAGAACCTAAAGTTGATAAGAAACCTGAAGAGAAGGTTGAAGAAAAATCTGAAGGTGATGAAGAACCTAAACTCGAAGAACAAATTGATGAAATTCTTGGTGATATAAACGACAAAGAAACGATTAAGAAGTTTGCTTTAGATAACAACATGACCAAGGAGCAAGTTGAGAATTATATAGCTTTAAGAAAAGCTGAAGACCAACGTTTAATTGAAGAAAATGCTCAACGAATAAAAGAGACTAGAAAGGGTTGGTTTAATGAACTCAAGAATGATGAAGAGTTCGGTGGAGAAAATTTCGATAGAAATATAGCGAATGTAGAAAAACTTTTGGCAAAATTCCTACCTAATACTAAAAAACAGTTGACAGACACTAAGGGAATGTTGCCTCCTTATATTATGCGAGACTTGTTGAAGGTGCATAAAGCATTAAACCCGAAAGCTGAATTAGTGAACGGAGAACCCAAACAAGTCGAAAAGGAAACTACAAATTTCCTTGATGATATGTACCAGTAACCGGAGGATAAAAAATGGCAGCTTTAGGAGCATCATTAGTTACACTTGCCGATGTAGCTAAAAGTAAAAACAAACAAATCGGTAAAGTAGCCGAAGTTCTAGTTGAGCATAACGAAATGCTTAATGACATTCCTTATATGGAAATGAACGAGGGTACAATTCACAAAGAGGATATCCGTTCAGCTTTACCAGAGGTTTATTACCGTAAAGCTAACCAGCCAATCCCGGCATCTAAAAGTACAATTGAAGAACGTACTTTCCAAGCAACTCACTTCGAGTCTAAATCACAAATTGACAGAGCAGTTGCTCAACGTGGTGGTATGGATCGTGTTGCTTATAACCGATGGAACCAAGCTCAAGGTCACTTGCAAGCTCATGCGAATGAATTAGCAAGCCTTATGATTTACGGTTCACCTTCAACATCACCACTTAAAACAGCAGGTTTCTTTGATATTTATTCAACGCTTGCTTCTACTGAAGAAACTAGCAATCAAATTGTTGATGCTGGTGGAACAGGTTCAGATAACTGTTCAATCCTAAAAGTTCATTGGGGTGAGCGTTCAGTTTTCGGTGTTTATCCGAAAGGAACTCAAGCAGGTCTTACAAGAATGGATCACTCTGCTGGTGGTAAACTTGTTAAGATACCGGGACTTGATGAGAACGGAAACGCTGGTGATTTCTGGGGTTACGAAGAAGAGTTCTTAACTGATCACGGTTTAGTTGTAAAAGACTATAGACAAGCAGCTCGTATCGCAAACATTGATGTGAGTAACCTTGTAAGTGGTTCAGGTGCAGCAGACTTAATCGACTTGATGATTTCTGCAAACTATAAGATTGACTCTCTCAAGAACGGTAAAGGTGTATGGTATGTGAACCGAACAATCGAAGCACATCTTCATAAGCAAGCTCTTACTAAAGTTGGAGCTGGTGCAGGGTTGAGTTTCGATAACTTCGAAGGTAAGCAAATTCTTACTTTCCTTGGTGATCCGGTTCGAAGAATGGATGCACTATTAAACAGTGAAGCTCAAGTAACTTCATAATAACCAAGAGAGCTTCGGCTCTCTTTTTTAAATTTTTATTAAAACTTTTTTGGAGGAAAATATTATGATGTTCGATAAAGAGAACCAATTATCAGACGGTCAAGCCTTTACTGGTTCTGCTACCGTTTCTACAAATTCTTATAAGAAGCAGTCAGCAGCTCAAGATATTAGTATCGGTCGTAGAATGGCCCTACTTCTTATCCCAACTGTAGCCGCTGGTGCTGGTTCAACTCACACTCTTGAAGTTATTCAAGCTGACAATGCAGCTCTTACTTCAAACGTTGAGTCGTTGAATAGTATTTCTAAAGTCGCTGCTGACCTTACAGCAGGTAAGATGATTGAGATACCTATTCCTGAGCGAGTTATGGATAAGCAGTATCTAGGTTTCCGACATACTGCAACTGGTGGAACAACTACTATTACTTGTGATGTTTATCTTGTACCACAAGACGAAATCGCTGAGTACAAGTCGTTCCCTAAAAACATTACTGTTTCAGTATAAGTTCGGAGTTTTAAATGAACCAAATGCCAACAATGCCAGTTAAAGATAACGGTGAGTCTCAAGTAGACTCACCTTCTCTAAATGTACCTGAGAACCAAGAGAATGTGGTTGAAGGAGAAAAACCTGTAGTTTATGATAATCATGAAAACAAGGTTAGTAACTCTCAACCTGTTCCAGTTGCTCCTAAATCCGGTATC